GGAGACAGCTTGACGAAGGCGTGAACCCTTCTGTTGAACGAGATGTTCGACATTACCCTTATATTGCTCAACGAACGCTGTAGTGATTTGAACTGACATGGTGTCAATTCTCCTTTGCGTTGGTTAAAGTTTGGGTGAAGTGGTTATCCCGTCCGGGGCCACGCTGCCGTCTTTCCGGCTGTCCTTCGTCGGGCCTTTCGGTTATCCGACCGATACGTTCTGCGCTACGAGATCATTCCCATGCGCTAATGCTGCTAATCTATTATCTTTCTCCTTCAGGGCTTTGTGCTCTGGATGGGTGTTGTCCCAGAAGGCAGGGTTTGCCCGTAGCTGGGCCATCTGTTCCTTGGCCATGTCGGGCGTCGTGCCAAACTGACCGCTTGTTTCACCGTCCTTTAGAATAGGGCCTGACCCCAATGCAATGCCGGCCTTTACAAAAGCGCGAACAACATGGGGATTGGAACCCAGGCCGGTGTCGGCTAGTAGCTGTTCCAGTTCGGGCGAACCGTATTCACGGACGGCGCGCTTGGCGGCTTCGACCCGTTGCGGGAATGCGTTGCCGTATTCCTTCTTAAGTTCGCCTTCCCATTCGGCTTGCTGATCAACGCGCTGGTTTTGCGCCGTCTCGATCTGCGCCATTTGTTGTTCGACAAATCTATCGTGTAAGCCTTGCGCCGTCGCCGCCGGCAGTTTCATTTCATGGGCAGCATTACGAAACCAGTCGGATAAATCCTGACTGTAATTTTCAAAGCCTTCCGGCGCAGCCAGTTGGTAATCTTCGGCCTTCTCCGGGGTTCCGAGCTTTGACCAGCCTTCCCATTCGGCAAGGTCGGAACCTTCTGCCGGCAAGACGACTTTGTCGGCGCCCACCTGGCGTTCAAGGTTTACATACGACTTGAGAACGTCGCCTGGGCCTGACCAGCCCTTTGCAGCAATCGTGTCCTGATATTCGTCCAGACCAGCCGCCCAATTTTCCGCGGGTGCTTCTGGGTTGCCCGTCTCGAGGATGGACCCTTCAGCTTCATTCGACATTAATATCTTCTCCTATGGTTAGTGATAAAAGTTTGTCTTCGTCGATGGCAAGGATGGATAAAATCCTACGCACCATGTCTTGCGACCCGTGCATATGCTGTAGGTCGGCACTGTCCCTCTGTCCGCTAATGGTCAAGATGCCGCTGGCCTTGATAAGATCAAGCAAGATGGCCTTGCCTTGCGGGGTATAAAGGAAAATCTCCTTGTAGGCCTGGGCCAAGTCAGCCTGTGCCTTATGCTGTTCTACCACTTATTGCTGACCCATGTCGGCGATTTGCGCCACCTTGAGGCCGGCGTCGGCCAGTTGCGGCGCCGCGCTAACCCCGGCTTGCAGCATTTGTGCTTGTTGTCTTTGGCCGCGCATCTCGGCGACTTCGTTTTCGTCGCGCATGATCTTCGCCGGTGCGCCGTGTATCTCTGCCAGGGTGCGTGTAATCTCGTCGCTGTCGAAATTATCCATGACGCCGGGGTCGATGGCGGCAATGGCCTGTACGCTTTCAAGGGTGCGGAGTATGCCGACGCCCTCGGGAGCGCGCATGGCCTGTGTCAAAGGTGAAACGTATTCGATCTCGTATTCGCCGCCGGCTTCGTCGAGGATGGGCGGCTTCGGCGGTATTAGCCCCTGTTCGGAGAGAACAGCGAGTTCGCGTTCTATAAGTGGACCCAGTGTCTCGGATTGCTGACGCCCCACCGTAGGTGCGAGCAAGGCCCCCTTCTCCTGGGCTCTTTGTAACACTTCCGTCGCCGTCATTTGAGGCGATTCGACTAGTATGGCAAAGAGGGTAACGAGGAAGCTGTCGTTAATCATGCGACGGCGCTGTTCCATCATTTCCAGACCAATGTCGACACGGGCGCCGGTAAAGAGAGGCTGGATAGGCGCTTGTGAGCGGCCATCCATACGGGCAAAGGTTGCCGCACCCGGCTTGCTGTTGACAGGCAGTATAACGCCGTCGTCGGCAATAATGAGCGGCGGGTCGACGGCCTTTTGACCAGCGCGGATAACCGTCTTCGACATCTCGTTAATCATTTTGATTTCCGGCAAAATCGTCATGGCCGGAGAACGTCCGTAAACCTCACGCGGCCCGGTATTGTAGCGGCTGAGAATATATCCCATGTCGTCCATGCCGCTTTCTTCAATCAGCTTTTCTTCCTTGACTTCGTAATACCCGGAAAAGTATTTGCGGTTCTTACGGTCGCGCATGGTCGGATCGCGGTCGGTACGCGGACAACAGACGTGCAGAAGTTCGACTTCTTCGTCGGGCTTGTCGGAGGCCAGCTTGCGGATATTGTCCGACAGGTCACCGTCTTCAAACATGCGGAGAGCTTGGCGCGCCGTCACCTTGAACTTGCGAAAGACCGTATCGATGCGGCCCATTTCGTTCTCGGCGATAAACAGGTCCGACAAATGGATGTGCCGGTACATTAAACCGCCTTCTGGATGCTCGTCGACAAACATGCCGGCCGTGCCGAACGCGCCGATCGACATGTAGCCCTCGTGCATCTGACTGGAAAAGAACGCCTTCGGAGAATAGCGGTGAGCGAACATTATTTCCGTCACCTGATCAAACCAGAGGCGAACTTCGTAATTGCGGTTTAAAAGGGGATTAGTCGAACGTAGCTGATGCCACCTTGCGCCGCGTGGCGTCAACAGGCTTTCAACTGCCGACGCAAAGCGTTCACAGGCGAGGGCAGCGGTGGCGTCGTACAATTTGGACGTGCGCTTGTCTCCGGGCGTCTGTTCGCCGGTGAAAATACGCGACCTCGGCAAGACACGTTCGGCAACTTCTTCCCAGTGGGATTCCCAAACGGAGCGGTCGTTCTTCAAACGGCGGTAACGTCTGAAAATCTCTTCGGTATCGGGTGCGGCCATTTAAATCTCCAGAAGCGTGTTCTTGCGAATCGCCATTTGATCGCTGTTGCGGGGTGTACCCAAAAGGGTCGAGCCCATGTTATTCCGCGGCGCCGATCCCCCGCCGTAGTTGGCGGCGGCGTCACGCTGCGCCTTATCGAGACGGCTACCCAACGCATTCGGTGAAAGTCTGGGTCCACCCGACTGCCGGTACATGTCCGGCGTACACATCACTTGCCCTTTTTCTTCGACGGCTTTTTGGGCGGTCTGCCCCTTTTGGACCCGTAGGTGCCTTTTCCTTTTGGCATATTAAGCTCCCAACAAAGATTTGCGGCCTATATTGGCCTGTTCCGTAACGCCGGTCGGCCCGGTCAAAACGGTTGAACTTCTGCCTTTTGACTGCGCCCTGGCCCGACGGCGTGAACGCGCATTTTCCCCCGCGTTTGTATCCGGCGCAGCGGGGGATGCAATCAACTCAGCGCGTGTCAGGGCAGGGGCCTGACGAACAAATACCGGGTCCGTTTGTGGGCGGGGAATACACATGCTACCCACCTAAAATTGTGCTGCCGCCACTGGCGTTGCCAAGTAGTCCACCGCTACGCGGCGACCTCAATGCGCTGGTGCGGAGAGCGCCAAGAATAAAGCCTCCGGGTAATACGGCTTGCCCCACGGCCATTGCCTTTTCGGCTGGCGTCGACAAGGATGAAAACGGATTGTTGGCAATACTAAATGCTTCGCCCGTTGACAGGTCACTGTGGCCGGCGCCACTAACAGGGCCTATTTGTTGCGTTGTCGAAAACGTATCGACTTCCGATCCACGCTCAATTGAACCAGGGGTTTCCCCACCATTATCCGAACCCGCGCACATGTCAGCCCCCTAATAACGTGCGGCCAATGTTGGCTTCAGTCTCATCGCCCATAGGCCCCGACAGAATGGTCGATCTCCGGCCCTTCATAGCCAGACGGCGTCGGCGCTCTGCCGTTGCCGCGGCGTTGACTTCGGGGTCGTCCCTCGTCGGTGGCGGTTCGGGCGCCGGCGGTGGAGCCGGCATGGGCGGGGGTTTCGGCACTTTCGGCGCCAGTGGTCCTATGCACATTGAACGATCCTTCCCGCTCCAATCTGGAGCGTGTCCATGAATAACAGTGGTACGGAACCCTGTTGGGTCCATAGTCTTCAATGGTCGCCTCTCTGACGGCGCCCAGTATTTCAAGCCACTTGTGAGCTACGTGATGATTTGAATGGGTCCAGCATTCGGCGCGGACATATCCCGCGTCAATCAGAACCGGCATCAGTTCCTTTCGTATGTGGCGCGTTACGGTCAACGCCACCTTCGGCCATTTGTCGGTGGCGAACATCCAGACGCTGACGACGCCCGGACGTGTCGGCAATGCTCCCCAGGTAGCGACAGGCACCCCCCCAGAGCCCGCAACAAACTTGTAACCGTCTCCAGCGACAGTTCCCGACGCCAAGCTCTCCGGCGTCTTTGCATACGTCACGGGCCATATTTCTTCAGCATCTAAAGCCCTCATGTTACGCGCAACGTAAACCACGTCGGCGTATCGGGCGTCGATGACGTTACCCGAACTCATTATAATCAGATATGATTACCGGCTGGCCCCCAGGCCCCCTGCCGGTCTGTGCCATCATGGCGAAATCGCTGTCGTCGCCATCGCGCAGTCCGATGGCGGCGTATCTCATGGCGTCGGCTGCATGCGAACTGGCGTCGTGGTTTGGTTTCTCGCGCCAGGTCTGGTTGCGGTCATTCCACTGTCGATGGTATTGCCGCAAATATCGCAGCCCCTGCGAACAATTGTCCCGGTCAAAATGAAGCTGGGGTATTAACGCCCGACACGCTTCAATGCCGTCTTGCAACGACAATTTTGTTACGACGGTTGGCCGTACTGAATGGCCAGAAAGCATCTCATACCGGCTGGCTCCACTGCCTAGCTCAGTTACGAGAACGTCATGTGGAAAGTAATGACGCTCGTAGATGTACGGTAAACTTTTAAGATGTTTGATGTAATGCAGCAGACCCTCGCCGCTGCTTTCATAGTAATCTATTATCCTATGGCCGGCTTCGCCGCGGATAGACTGGCCAAACCAGATGGCTGTGCTGTCGCGCATGCCCAAATCCCAGGCGGTCCATACGGGCGCATGGGGCTCCCAAGGGACCGACCCTATCTGGTTATTAAGCTCTATGCGGTCGAGCATCTTGGCGTAATAGGCCCCCACAAGGGCCGCGGCCCAGCTACACTCAAATTCCTGCGCGAACTGACTCTCGTCCATCGTATCGCGTGCAGCTTGCAGTTCCTTTTCGGGAATTATCCCCGTCTGGCTTGCCGGAAACCGCATGGCGAACCATTCTTCGTCACCCTTTTCCATGCTGGAAAGGGCCTTGTCGTAAATAGCTTTGAACTGATCCGTTCCTCTTGGCGTTCCGATCCATAAACACTTGCCGGTGCCGAAATCCGAAAGCGCGGGTCTTACAATTTCCGGGAATAAACGCGCATTCATGTCGGCATATTCGTCGAGCACGGCTACATCTAATCGCATGCCCCGGAGGGCATCGGGATTTTCCGATCCCAAAAGCCAAATCCGCTTGCCGTCAGGCAAGTCACAGCGTAATTCAGCCTCGTTAAACTTAACGTTAGGAATAACCCCGGCATAATCCCGAAGCATAACCCATGCAATCCGCTTGGCACTCGAATACGTTGGCGCAATATAAGCCCCCTGCGCGTTCTTGCGGTCACAAGTGAGGACTTCACGAAGCAGCCAATTAATCGCCATGACCGTCTTGCCGAAGCGCCGGTGACAAACCGCAACATTAAAACGGCGCGCCTGTTGGTGAAATGTTTGCTGCAAAGGCCGCGGCGTATACGGTATCGTTACCTTATTCGGTTCTGCCATTAAAATCCCCCCGGCGTCAGGTCAAGCGCCCCTGGGTAGACGCCAACTAGGATATAAACCGGGCCATCATGGCCAAAGTTAAAGGGAAAAACACCAGGGGGATAACTCTCAGGCTCTCGCCAAAAACATCAGTAAACAAATTCTCCAGCCATCGTGGCGCGAAACCCTGTGCCTGTTCTCCGCTTGAGC